CCACTCATTGCTAGTGAAGTTTGACTAACATTTCTAGGATCATTAATAGTATCTATATTAGGATTATACAAAGGACCACCAGATGTACCAAATGGAGTTCTGTTTGCATTTGGAACAGCAGGACCAGTCACTGGATTAGCGTCACCAATAGTATTGTTTACTTTAGCCCAATAAAAACCAGAAGATTCAAAACCACCATTTATACACATGTTTTTTATTTGATAAAAGTATGGGTTTAAATTCACGGTAGGATAACCAGTACTTCCATTAATAGACGTGATACAACTTGTGGTTGCGCTACCACCAAGTGTAGTAGAACTAGTACCAGCATCTGTAAGTGTTACGTCTATTGTATATGTGCCTCTAAGAACCCCTGTTTCTTCAGATAAAATACCATCACCATTTGGCTGGGTTGTTATTATAAGAGGTACAGCTCCAGGTTCTCCAACAGCAGGACTTTGAGAAGCTATAGCCCAAGTTAAATTATCTTTATTATTAGTTGTATCCGCAGAACCATTGGTTCCAGTAAAAGTGTATATATTACCTGTTTGACCTATAGGTATAGGTATACTAACTGGACAATCTATTATTGGCTTTAAATTTTTTAATTTTTCTGTTAATATTATTGTTGTAGGAAATCTATCTTCTTCTGCTACAGATAAATCTATCACTTCAAAACTAAAACTAAAAGAATCACGCACAGGAGAGTCTTGCATGTAATTAAAAAATGTATTAGCTGATATTGCTATATAATATCTATCAGGTGTTTGTAGTCCACCAGCACCTGCTAGTTTTACTAATGTAAATCTATCTGTTGCATCTTCAAGCAACCCATTAGTAACTTTAAAATTATTTATTTCACTTTCAACCACAGGTGATTTAGTACCCGCAGTTACAGTATATGGAAAAAACGATATAATAGATGCTGGCTGATTAGTATAACCTGTTACAGAATCATAAATAGCATTAGGAGATTGATCAGGCTGTATATCTTCATAAAGATTAAAAGTCCAGCTTTTAGGAGCCAACTGCATATCAGTATTTGTTGTAAAACCTTGTATACCTATGCTTGTTAATTCTATAGCTTCATTTAATTGTAATATAGTTCCTGTTGTTGATGTTTCCCAATAAATATCTATTTTTGATTCAAAAGGAGTGGTTTCATATATACCTAAGATTATATCATAAGTGATAGCTGCCATTGGTAAAGAACCTATAGGGTTTGAAATATCTGTTTGAGTTGTTCTAGCTAATAATGGATTTGACTCTGTTTGGTATATTTCTAAATATTTATCTATAGGAGTCGCTATATTAGAAAGCAAATCATTTTGTTCACCTATAGTACTTACTGTATCGGCTATAATACCAGGATTAAATTGAATATTATAACTAGGTGCTGCTGAGACATTAGGTGTTACTCTTCCATATAATTGAACTGCACTTCTAAATTGCTTTTGCTCTGGACCAACTTCTGTTAAATCCCTAGGTACTTTATTTATATTATCATTTAATAATGTAATTAAATTAATAGTATTCACAGGATCACTTATCGTTAGTGAATCAGATGCCTCTTTAGGATAACCATTTAATATACCTGGTAGGTATACATTATAATATTCTTGCTCTTGTTGTTTAACTACTATTTTATAAGAATACCATCCTAATGGATTATATTCATCAACAGTAGGATCTCCATTATATAAACCAGGCCATCCACTTGCTAGATTGTGTGCATTTTTATCTATAGGTTGATTAAATAATACTTTTAAAGAATCACCTATCCACGAGTGTATATCATTGCCTATTGCCGAGGTTGTGCTTTCCACATTGTAAGGAAAATATATAGTATCTCCAACAAAAGAAATTCCCTCGTCACCAGAACCTTGCTTGCTTGCAGATGAAAGAATTGTAGTAGAAGATCTTCCAAATTTATCAGAAAAAACAATACCTACTTGATAATTTCTATTTTGTTTCAAAGTATGCATTGGATATTCTCTTATAGACGTTCTTTCTAATGAAGGCAATACCGGTTGAGAAATAGAACTTACTGAAAAACTATATTTATTAGATGCACCTACATTGTAATTAATAGTACTAGGTGGTGTATGTTTGTTTTGAAAATTACCATAAACAACTCTATTACTTATTAATTCTTGAGTTAAAGCTCTTACTGGTACTTTGTCATAAACTCTTACTAAATCACCTGTAGGTAATGTTTTAAAAGGTTTTGTTCCTTGATAATTATAAGATAATACGTCGTTATAGGTTCCATCTAAATTTTTACCTAATTCTTCAAAACCATTGTTTCCAGACCTAGGTATAGAATCAACAACCTGTACCGCTTGCCTATCGGATTCTTTGTATAATATTTCTATTTCATTTATTTTTAAAGAAGTAGCAATTTGATTAGCTTTCAAGCCAACATTATTTATATCTAAAGGTAGTGGTATTTGTAAAAATATATTATTAACTTTATTTTCCATAAAATTAACAATAGTACTTCTATATGCTTTGTCTTCGTCACCACTTAAAAAATAACCATCTTGTTTAGGTATAAAAGCAGGTTGAGTAAAAGGAGCCATTATAGAAACTTCACCATCTTCATATTTAAATCTATAGCTAAATCTTACGAATTTATCTTCTAAAAAATCAGGATCTCCGTTAAAATTAGGATTATAATTTCTATTTGTAGTAGCACCAGGTGTAGCCGCTACGTGAGTTTCGCCAGGATTCATTTTACTACTAGCATCAATCATGCTGGTAACGTATTGATCTATGTAATCGGTACCCCAAGTTGTTTGATTAAAAAATATAGTGGTACCAGCTGGAATAATTGCATCAACTTTACCCGCTGCAACTGTTATAGTTGTAGGCGTATAACCATCTAATGTGGTTCCAGTAACTAAACCAGCGCTGGCATTTAATGATGTTGTTAATTTAGCACCTAATAATGCTGTATTTAAAACCCCACTAGGCCCTTTTGCGCCTGGGTTTATACCCTTAAATCCATCAGATTTTAAAACTATACTAGTAGCGTTAATAATTGTTTCTGTTTCTGTAATACCACTACCACCATTAGATAGAAAAAGACTGTTATCTTTATAATAAAGCTCTATAGGTTGAAAAGGAGAATATGTTGCTACAGATATTTGATCTTCAGATATATAATATGTTGGTGTTGTTGATGATGATGGAGATCTTTCTAAAGCTCTTAATACATTTATTTTACGTGGTTGGTTTCTATTGTCAGTAAAAAATAATATATCTTCTAATAAGTTAACAGAATTTATAAGAAAATTTTGAGAGAAATTTAAAAAAGCTCCTTCTACTAGTTTAGTTCCTATAGCTGTAACCGTATTATAAACATATATATAGTTGTTAGCTTCTTTTGAATAATTTAAATTTTGAGAATTATAATCAGCAGCATCTAATTCATTATAATCAGTTAAAAATATATAAAGATTATCACTTAAGTTATCCGTATACATTCCTATTGTTTTTAGTTTAGGAATTATTACTTCTACACCACCTACTATTTGTTTTGAAAAATCAATTAATTTAAGGTTTCCTAAAGTATTCTCTAAAGCACCAACATCAGCACCTTCGGATTTACTAACTTGTATATTAACTCCTTCACGATATTCACCATTTGGTAACAACCTGGCATCCAGGTCTTTATTCATTTTGGATTTAATAAACGAATTTTTAACTTCTGCCATTTAATTTAGTATTTTATCCATTTAGATTTACCTCTCATTATTTGAACAAATTCATTAGATTTAATGTTTGATAATCTTATTTTTGCATTTCTTAATTTAGCACTTTTTTCTTTTTTTAATCTTTGTATTATATACTCAGGTTGATTTATTCTGCTAGCCAATATAGCATGCATAACATATGAGTACACGGCTTCTTCTGCTAATTTAGGTATCTGCATCTCTTCATCATAACTAAGACCATCAGATACATATTCTAATATTATTAATTTATCTTTTAAATCACTAGAAAAAGACATTTTTCCTTCTCTATCATTTATAGTAAACCAACCATTTACTTGAGCAAGCTCAGGTTGCATACCAAACCGTTGACCATAACCCATAAGATTACTTCCATACATAGCCCAAAGACCATCAGCTATTAATCTACCTGTTATTTCATCTCTTATAGCTTGAACTGTTGCTGGGTTTTGAGATATCCACCGCTCTTCAGTTAAAGAAGTACCGGTTATATCTGCACCGTTATTATCTTGTGTTGGTATTCCTTCTGAGTCTTGTATAGGTTTTGAATAAGGATTTGAGGTAAGTGTAGTTGGGTATATTATATGTTTAACACCTACATCATCTATCCAAGAAACGTTAACATAGTTAACATAATCTTGTGGTAAAGGAACACTAAGGTTATGAGGTATAGTTAATTCTTGAGAATGAATACTTCTTAAAGTATCATAACTAAATTCTTGTAATGCTCTTTTAGTATGAAATATAACATCTGTTTTTTTAACACTTGATATTAATTTACCAGCACCAACATATGCTACCATAAAATTATTAACAACTTCTTGTACTTGAATATATTGATAACTACCATAATTATCTTGTACAACTTTACCTAAAGCATCTTTATTACCAAAATTACCTCCATTTTCAGTTAATAATTGTATAACTATATAAGTACCAGTAGCTTGTGCAGGTAAAATAAATACGTTATTTATAACGCTAGTTATTATAGTATATTCTGTAAAAGTTCCATTGCCACCAGTTGTACTTCTGTATAGTCTAAAGTTGTTATTATTATATGACTTAGCTGTAGGATCTCCACTTCCAAAAGTTATATCTGTATTAAAATTTGCCGTAAATGTTGTTTGATTGTTTGTAGCAATAAATACCTGTGTACCTGCGTAATACTGGGCACTTGTTTCTGTTATTAATCCCCCATTAGGTGTTGCCATAATTTATTAACTTTTTTGATTTATTTCTTCTGTCTCTACTTGTTGAGCTGCAGCTTGAACTATATTTGGATCTCTTATAACAATACCTGCATATATTAATATTTTTAATATTAATTCTGTTTGCTCACAACTATGTAGATCAAATTGAGTAGATCCTGTTGTTGTTGTACTAGGATTATAAACAGCTTCGTTATAAGTATATTGGCCTAAGGTACCTACACTAAATCCCCACCTAGGATCTATAGGTCTTCTTATATAATCTACTTGTATATCTCCAGCACTAACTATGCTAATTGGTTTAACATAAAGATAATTATTTTCATATAAATATACTGGATAAGTAGTTGTTGGTTTAGTTAATAAAGATTTATTTATATGATAAAAATCACTTCTATCAACTCTTTGAAGCTCTGTTGTGTTTTTGTAAACTACACTACCTATTCTATATACTGTTGAGTCTGTATTTGCGTAAGAATCTGTTGTAGGTAATGTCCAATAATTAAGATTACCATTGGTTGTATATATTGCATTACCAAAAGTTTTGAATATAGAAATTCTATCATCAATGCTAACAACTCTATCGGCATAATCTGTATTCGTTTGAGGTATTCTTATTTGTTGATTTAAATCTTCAAAGTATTTTTCAAAAATCTCTAATTGCACTTGTGTACCAATACTATTAAACTCAGTTGGTGTCATATACCCCCTTTGTTCCTTGTTTAATATAAGTAAAACAGTTTGATATACAGTATTTACATTTATAGCCATTTTTTATTTTTATTATAATAAAGGAGGCGCGAAGCCTCCCTTATTAGTATTACATGTTAAGAAAGTTTTTTCTCTATAGATTTAAATATTTCTAAACCTTCATCTGTTTTAAAGAACTGCGCCATAGCAGAATATGGATGTTCGTCAAAAGGTACAGTCATTAGTTTTTTACCGTTAGACGTCCATTTAAATGTTCTTTGATCATCTGCTAAAGTTATTATTTTAGCTTCAATTGCTTTTATAGCAAAGTTTCTTAATTGAACATTATCATCTTTAGCTAAACTTAAGAAGTTTCTTGGTTCTTGTTTAGCAAACACAAGTAAATCTCTTTTGATCTCTTTAGAACTCATCTCTGATACCTTAGATCCCATTTCTACTCTAAGAATTGCTTCAGCTTGATCTATATCAATTGCTCTAGCTGCGTTTAAAGCGTCTATTTCTATTTCTAATTCAAATAAATCATCTTTAGCGTCTTCAACAACATTTAATTCTGTGTATTTTATGTTTTTTAAAGGATGATATAAAGATAATATTTTTTGTAATGGTTGATTTTTTTTAGAAACATTTAAAGTTCCATCTCTAAAAACAATATGACCTAATGTGGCTTCACCTTTTTGCTCATCTTTAAAAGGAGAGTTTTGATTAGTTGCATATCTAATTTCTCTTTGTTCATTAGTTTTTTCATCAAACCACAATAAGGCATGACGAGTAGTATGTCTTCCTGGTATTTTGTAAGTTAAAGGATCATTATTCCCTTTAACATAATATGTTCTATCTTTTATTTCCCAACCATCTTGTTGGGTTATTGTTTTTGTTTTCATGATATAATATAATTAAATAATTAAAAAAATAAAGTAAGAGTGCCCGAAGGCACCCTTATCTTTACACTAATATTAAACTCCTTGGAATAAAACAAAGTTGTTAGCAGCTTGTACAACCAAACATCTTTCAGATAGGAAGTTAACTTCCATAGCATCAAGGTTTGAAGATACAGCACCACCAGCAGAACCAGTTAACCAAGACTTCATACGTCTGTCTTCTGTTTGAGAAGCTCTATATCTAACGTGTAAGAATGGTCGTCTGATGTTTGTTCCTAGAATTTGGTCATAAACTGATGAAGTTCCAGCCGGAACTAAAACACCTTCTATTGAAGATACACCTACTTGAGCACCACGTGTAGATGCGTCATTTAAGTATTTCCAATCAGTTTTATAAAAATCATAAGAACCTCTACGGAAACCACTAAATCCTAGATTTAATGCCATTTCTTCAGAGTTTTCAAATAATCCATAAGCAGTACCTCCCTGTGCTCCGTAAGAAACATTTGAAAGCATGTTGTCAAATTCTAATGAAGTAGATCTATTTAAGAAAAGCATATTTTCTTCAATAGCTCCTTGAGTATCTAGATTCTTAAGGATTTCATCAAAATCATCTAAACCAGCAGCGCCAGCAAATCCTATTTCAACATTACCTCTTTGTTGGATAGCAGCAAACATACCTTGTGTACCTTTGAAACCAGCTGCATTTGCAGATCCAGCACCAAGAGCAGGGGCTAATTCACCTTCAACACATACCATTTCTAAGTAATCTTCAAAACGTAATCTTGTTTCAGATTCAGCTTTTAAGTACCATAAATAACCTGTTGTTCCATCTTCTGTAGCAACTTCAACCCAACCAATTTGAGCCATATCTGATCCGTTTATTGTGTAAACGTTTCTGATAATAACTGGTGAGTTAGCAAATTGAGTAAAAGAAGGTGTAACTGTTATTTGTGGTTGTAAAGCAGTGGCATTAGCTAAAGCTCCAGCACCTGCATTAGAAGTAGCAGCACCTTTAACAAATTCTGAACCGTAAACAAATATTTTTACTGTAGCACCTAAACCACCTGTTGTTTGAGCAGTATAAGGAGCGACTGTTAAAATACAGTTACCACCAGCACCCGCAACACCATTAGTAGCTGTTACAATAGCTTTTATCTCATTACCAGCATTATCCATTGCAACTACTGTTTGACCAGGTCCTATAACACATTGCTGTGGAAGTGGAGCTGCACCTACAGCGATAGTAAAAGTAGATACACCAGCATTAACCGCGTTACCTACATTAGTGTAAGCTATGTGTAATCTGTTTTGTTCTGACCAAATTACTTGATCTGAAGTCATTGGCATTTCTGCCCCTACCATACGTAAGAATCCTGATAACGTTCTGTTTCCATAACGCTCAACTTCTTGTTCGTATACTTCTGGTAAGTATTGTTGTATAAAGTCATTTGCACCCCCATTAAATGCGAGGTATGCATTTGGTAAGAGTTGCTGCGTAGGTGCAGGAACTATCGAACCAAACTGTGGTATTAAAGCCATAATTTATTGTTTTTTAATTAAATGTTTTTTTCTTTATTTTTAATGATGTAGAATCTTGGCCACTAATTGCTTTTACTTTAAATCCGTTAACAAAAACTTCACCTGATGCTGTTTTTCTAGCTTCAGTACTTATGTTTTTGGATTTTGCTATAGTATCTTTAATCGCATCGGTTTTACCTTGTTCATAAAAATGCTGAGCAATAGTATCAGCGTTCCTAGCCGCATACATAGCTTTATGATAGCCTTTAGTATCTATAACATCACCTTTTTTATTTAAGAACGTCTTAACTATTTTAGTAATATCTGACTGTTGTTCGGCTACTTGTGCAGGATCTTTTACTCCATACCTAAATTTTTTATCTCCTAATTTAAAATCAAAACCTTTGAAATCATCATTTAATAGATCTTTGGTACTTTGTTTAAAGTTCTCATGCTTTGCTGCATTTGCTTTTTCATCTTCGTTGTATCGGTTGAAAAAGTCAGTAGCTTTTTTTTGCTCTTGGGTTACGCCTGGCCTCAACTTGATTTCATCGTAATATTTACCCTTAAGATCTTCTAAAAAACCTTTGGCTTTTGCAACTTCTTCTTTATAAGCAAGTTTTTTCTTTCGTACTTCTCTTGCTTCTTCTAATTCCTCATCAAATGAAAAAGAATCTTCAATAATAAAGTTTCTTTCATCATGGTCTAGGTGAGGTCTAGCTTTTTTGTAATATTCATGTAATAATGTTTTATCATTAACATTGCTGTAGTCAGCATTTAAACGGGTGTAATCTTCAATAGTTCCACCTGTTTCTTCCATGAAATCGATTAATTTTTCTATATTGTCAGGTAGTTTTTGTGTTTCAACTTCCTTTGATATTTCTTTTTGTTCTGATGCGGTTGTGGTAGTTTCATCGCTTCCTGCCACTCTATTCTTGTCAATATTATCTTCTTCATCATCTATTAATTGTAAAGGAGATTCTACTTCTTGCTTTTCAGCAACATTTTCATCGGACTCGATCCGTACTTTGTGGTCCACTTCCGCGCTAACTTCGGTAGGTTTGACCACATCCACTTTCTTTGTTTCTCCGACTTGAATGGCATCTTCTTTTTGTTTTATAAGTTGTTCATTTTTATTAACAGCACTTAAGTCTAGTTTTGTTATTTTAGGTTCTGATAAATCACCTAAGTTTTTCATTTTTTTTGCAGACTTTACTTTAAACGTACCTTCTTGTTGTTCTGTAGTGTTTTCTTTTATTTTCACTTCAGGCTCTTTTACTTCTATTTTTTTTGTTGACATAATATGATAATATAAAATTAATAATAAACTATTAAGAACTAAATTGCTCTAAACCAGATTCATTAAGTGGTCCACTGCCAGATTCAAAATCAGTAGGTAGTAAATCACTTTGTCTTTGCTCAATCATTTTACTTTGTTGAGTAGCTTGAATTTGTGTTCTTTTATCTTTTCGATCTTCTATTTCAGCTTCTCTACCTGTTTGACGTTGAGCTTCCATTTTAGCAAGTTGTAAATTGTATTGAAATTCTTCAGCTAATATTTGTTTTTTAATTTCAGCCTCTTGCTCCATCCTTTGTATTTCAAATTGAGATTTCGCTTGTTCAATTTGTATTTCTGTTTGAGCTAATGCTTGGTTTTTTTGAACCTCAGATAAAGCAGCTTTTTCAGCAGATTCAGCATTGGCCTGTGCTTGAGCTTGTATGTTTTCTAATTGTTCAGCTCTTGCTTTTTCTTGTTTTTGTTTTTGTTTAGACTTAAGTAATTGATTAGCTAATTTTAAATTACTTATCTCTCTTATATCTATTGCATCTTCTAATCCAATATTACCTGATTGAAGAGCTATTTGTATACTTTTTTCTAATTGTGCTTTTTCTTCTTCATCAGGCTCTAACTCTAAAAATATACCAAAATCATGCATGTGTAAAGATTCTAATTCAGCAAGTGCTCCTACATTAAATGTATTTATACTTTTCATTAGAGAGTCTTTAGTTAAAGGATATCTTAACATATCAGCCGCTCTTAAACTTATGTTTTCACAAACTCTAACAGTCATATACATTAAAGATTGAAGTATATGTCTAGTAGCAGTATTAGAACTAGCTGCCGCTAATTTTTGTAAACCAACTAAAGCATTTTTATCTGGAGTACTTCCATCTCTAGCTTCATTTAATCCTGTTACGTCTCTTATCATTTGTAAATAATACTGATAAGTTTGTATCATTGCTTGTATTTTAGATATACCTGAAGAGCTTTGTAATTCTTGAACAGGTATTTTACCTCTATTTGCATCACCATCCTGTGTTAAAGATCTACCTACTATACTACCTGTTTGAAAATACATGTTAAGTGCTTCTTGAGGATTATAGTTTGTGCCATTGCCAAGATCTACTTCAGCTAAGCCATCTACGTCTAAGTAAACTCCATCAGGAACTATTCGAGCTAATACTTGTTGTAATTTTAAGTGTGTTATTTGAATCATATCAGCAAAACTAACAGTCTTACTTACTATGGATTCTATTCTTCCTTGATACATTCTAGGAGAAGTTATTATATAATTCATGTTAACTTTAGTAGTATCGGCTTGAGGTCTAGTCATATTTTCTGACAATTCCCATTTTAACATATTATCTCCTAAACCTAAAACTTTAGCACCAGTATATAAAACTTCTATGGACCTAGAAACTCTTTCAAAATTATCGCTAGGTGGAGGATTAAAAGTATCAGGTTTTTCTAATATTTTTTCTAAACCTTGTTCTGTTCTTTTTATTTTAAAAACTTGATCGTGATAAGTTTTATATTCAAAAAACAAAACTTGAACTAAATCTTGTTGATTTTGTCCCCACCAAGTATTAGTATAAGAATTTCTACCTGGATATTTTTGTATATTTTCTAATTCTTTATCAGTTATGTCGGGAAATTGTCTTTTTAATTCTGACAAAGACATATTTTTAACTTCACCTACATAATATATATCTTCAAAATTAGGATCATCTGTGTAAGACCAAACTAAATGTGCTGGATTAACATACTCTACTGTTATTCCTTCCGATAAATTAAAGTTTGTTTTAACCGCACTTATACCTAACACCGTTAAATCATAAGCAAGTTGTTTTTTAGTTTCATCAAACTTATTATAATTTAAAACATTATTTATTATTTCTTCTTCTGCTATTTCAATACTTTGTTTATAACTAAGTTGCATAAAAAGATCTAACTCTTCTGGGTCGTCTGGTAATATATCAGGATTAGCTGATGCATAAAAACTTCTTCCTGTTAATTGTGTTAATTCTGCTATTGTTTCTTTTTCTTTAATATCTCTTAAAGCATTAGTAGCATAATCTGTTCTTATTTTTATACCATAAGGATCACTTGCAAAAGATTTTATTTCATACCCTTTTTCAGTCATACCATTAACAACTATATCTACAAACTTAGATAATACAGGGACAGGTGTCCAGTCTAAATTAAGATAAGATAAATCACCGTTTATAGCTAATTCATCTTTATATTTTTGTACAGGCTGTTCACCTCTTGCATATAATCTTAATCTATTAAAGTTTTGAAAATTATTAATAAATCTATTTTGACCGCTACTGTTTCTAAACCATTCATGCTCAATAGCTTGAGCAACGGCTAAACCATATTCCCAAGAACTTTTCTCTTCTTCAGGTACCACCTGATCTGGAAAACTGCTGTTGTAGTTAATGTTAATCATTTATTTTGATTATTTTTGAATTTACTCCTTCATTATTATATTTTTTCAAACCTAAAGGAACAGATGTTATTGTCTTTTTTGCGTTAGGTGCATATCTATTTTTATTACAAGCCATTATTGCTAAACCTGAACTAATTGATGCATCGTGCTTTGTTCTATTATTAATATTAAACCTAGCCCAATCATCAAGTGTTTGTTGAAAATACATATCTCCATAACCATCTTCAAGTAATCCAACAAAATTTTCTATATAATCTTCTATTGCTGCGGCGTGTGCTTGCTTTATATCTTCACTTGAATTAGGTATACCACCTATTTCTCTTTCAGTAATAGATAATTTGTTATAGATTTTGTCAGGTCTATTCATAGAATATCCCCTGTATCCTCTTCTTTTTAAGTAATATAATAATCTTGGTTTGTTATTTTCTGCTAATATTGGCATTCCATAAAACACCAAAGCCATTAACACATCTTCAAAAAATATTTCAGCTGTTTGTGGTCTTGCTATATATTCTAAAAAAAAACTATTAATAGGAACGTCTTCCATTGAAAACTTAGTTAGACCGTGTAAAGAACCTTTTGATCCTCTACCATCTACTGTTCCGGAAATATCGTAAGAGTCACAACCAAAAGCACCAGTGTGATCATTACCTGGATATCTAATCCCATTTTTAATTAAATATTTATTTTGTAATTGAATTGGTGGAATCCATGATATCATAAATCTACCATTTTTATTAGGAAAAAAAACTACTCTAGTGTCTTTAACACCATTTTCCCATTGAAAACTACCTTGTGTAACTATATTTGTATTTCTTAGATCTTCGTTATAATCTATCTGTTCGTATATTTTAGTTAGATTAAATAAAGATTGTTTTGCTTCATCTCTAAAAGCGTGTTTTTCAGTTCTTGGAAATTGTCTATAGAATTCATTTAAACTGTCTTGGTCTTCTTTTAATCCATCAACTTCGTTTTCCCAATGCGAGATAACTCCGATCTGAATCTTGGATCCATCAATGCCTTTGACGGGTTTTTTCGGAGTGTCGAATACAGGAAATCCATAAGCGTCGATGTATCCTTCGTAATTCCATTCCATAGGTATGAACAGACTATATAATCCTGAGTTAGTCTGACCATTGCGGTTTCTTTTTGTAACATCTGATGCATCATATAGCTTTTTAAAATTAGATCCTCCTTTATCAAGTGCATTTGATGTTGAACCCATCATACACCTACCTATTATTCTACTACCTAATCTTAATGTTGTTTTCGTGACCCTCCAGTTGTTGAGGATATTATCCGGCCTTTCCCATTTGCCCGATTCGTCGTGGGCAAGGATCTTAAGTTTCTCACCGTCGTACGAGTTATCACCGGTGTTCTTCCAATCGATCGTCGTGTCGAGCCCGACAAGGTCCTCGGGACGTTCGTTCGAATCAAGTTTACGCCTCGTGAGTTTCGAGGCAGGGATTCTATATGCGAGTTCGGTTTTCGGACGGTCCATACCGTCTTGGATCGGTTTGAAAAAGAAGGGGTAATTAACCGAGATCGGTACCACCTTGTCTGTAAACATCTTCTTTGCATCCGCTCCAGTCTTTGATAATATCCCATATCTGGAATCCGAAGAGATGGTTGCCTGGTGTACAAGTTCTGAAGATGCCATGAATGAAAATCCAGAACGTCTGTTCTTAAGGTAACACAGTCCGTAACATCTGGTATCCAATTTACAAGCCTCCCAGAATATAAAGAATATTCGGTTGGATTCTCGAAAGTCTGGTTGCCCAACATCAATTTTAGTCCACTGCAAGTACATGTAATGAGAACCAGTAATATAATTAGGAGTGCCTTTATTATAGAACCAAAATCCTTCATCACGCTTTTTAAATTCTCCATCAATGTAATCATACCATTTGTCTTTAAAAACGGAAGGATAATTATTCCAATCAAAAACTGTTTTGATTTTAGACAATTCTTTTGGATAAGTATGTGACTCCCAGTATTGTTCATCTTTTTTTCCAGATCTTTTGTATGGTTGCTTTTCTAAAGGAAGAGCAATCTTAAGACCTTGTATTTCATATATTTCACCTATTTGACCAGTCTTACTAATAACAATAACATCGTGTTCCTCGTTATAACCTGTTTTCCACTTATTGTATCTGTTATTTCTTTTAAGTATATTAGGTTTAATATGATCTGATAGTATTTTATATAAAGTTTGTTTATACATTATCTAGATCTTCCTTCTGCAAACCCTTTAAAACTTGCGCCTTTATCATCTTTAGATACTTCTTTCAACATACTTTCTTCTTCTTCTATACGCGTTAGTATTTCAAAAGCATCAAATATTGCTAATTTTTTAGTTGCTGCTGCATTTTTTAATCTATCAGCAGATAGATCATCCTCAGAATCTACTATTTTTTCTTTAGCAACTTTTATTAATTCTTCAACTGCTTTTTGCCCAGCTTGGATTATATTCAGTTTCGTTTCTTTGGTGTTCATATTTAATTGTGATATCATTTGATTGCATACAGTATAAAACTTCATTGTCAATAACAAATTCAAATTCTCTGTTTGGTTTAAAACCAATCAAGTCTCCAGGGTTTATTTCTAGCGCTTCTAAGACGTTATTGCCATATTTTAATATACCAATTTGTTTTTTTAGTTTAGTGGTCTTATTTTTGTTGTTTTCCATAATAGGTTTAACAAAACAAAAATCTATATTTGTTTTCCAGGATTCTTTGTTTTTATATAAATACAATTGATCAGGTGACGCAAAATACATATCTTCTTTAAAAAACTTAGAACCATTAACAGACTTTCCTTTCATGTTATAATACCTTCTAAATAAATTATGATGTACAACAACCGTGTCTCCTTTTTGTATTTTTGTTTTTAAACCTAATGGAATACTAATAACTTTAGCCATTCTATTAACAAATTTATGATCTGAAATACTAGAGTTTACAATTAACTCTTTTTTATTAACAATTTTTTTATTATTATATTTATCACCTATTGGTTTAATTATAAATTGATAAAGACTGTTCATTAGTATTCTAGATCATATTCTACAGATATTGCCATATTAGAATTAAATTTTTTCCAAGGCAATACTTCGTCTAATTTTTTAATATAAATATTATAAGAAGACTCTTCTTCATCATATAGTATATGAGATATGGTATGACCGCCATACACTTGTTGCGCAATAGCATAGTGCATGGCATCATTTTTATAATCAGATCCTATACTGATTTTTCTTATAATTTTACTACTCACTTTTCTTTTCTATAGGAGTACAAATTCCAGTTTCTAAGTTAATGTTAACTGCACCATATTCTTTTTCTAACTCAGCTTTAAAATCTTCTATTTCTTGTATAGACGCAGCATACTTATGATTTAATGTATGTTTTTGTGTATCTAAAAAACCTATATCTTTTAATAATTGAGTTATTTCTTCTTGTTGTTTTCTTACTTTAGTCAATTGATCTTCTGATAATTGAACCTTAGCCTCTTCAACTTTTGATTCTACTTTTTTCATTTAATTTAATTTAAGTTAATTTATAGTAACTAATAAAGGGCTACTAGTCCTGTTGCTGTAACTACACCATCGGTGTATACTTTTTTAATTTGCATGCCAAGTATTCCAGTTGAAACAGTCATTGTAACAGGGTTATCTGTTAATGACCCAGCTAATTCTACTTTAATTGTTCCTGCAACACCTATAAATAAATCAAAACTATCTGATCCTGATAAATGATCTGCCGTATATATAGATGGGGTTGTTGCCGCTGCACCATCACCACTTTGAGGTATTTGTAATTCAGCAGCTGTAAGTGTTACAGTAACAGAACCTGCTACAGCTGGTGTCTGTGTACCAAAAGCTGAATTTAAACAAGCGGTATCAAATATTATAGTTTGATTTGCTGTACCTATATTAGGTCCTACCCCTGGATTAACAGGTGCGTTTGTTGCAGCACCTAAAAAAACACCATCAGGTCTTGTTTGAACTGGGGTTATAGAATTAACAGTCCCAGTACCATCTGTTGTTAAAGTGTAAGCTACACCAGTAGCTCCATTTTGAACACCAGTGCCTATACCTCTAGTACTTGGTCTTGCTGAACCTAAAAATGTCCCACCACCTGCTCCTATTGACGGATAAGCTACGGCTGTTGAATTTATTGGCAAATTTGCAGAAGTGTTTGCACCACCAGCATATCTAGCACCTGCAATAACACTGTTTGCTAATGTTGCTGCTACTTGTATATTTACTGCGTTTGTTATTTCTTGATAGTTATACATATTTATTTATCTTTTCCTTTTATTTTTTCATAAGTTCTTAAACCTCCTAATCCCAGCATGCCTAGTAACACGGTCATTAAATGATCCATTTGTAAAGCTGGTGGAGTTTCTGTGGTTTTTGTTATCCATATAAATAAGTCTCTTATGACAAAGTTATAAGCTAATGCTACTCCACATATCCAACCAATAAATGGTCTCCATCCGGCAACAAATAATGTACGATGCTGAGCTTCAACTGCATTGATTTTTGTTTGTAATTCTATTAATTTTTCAGGATCTAACTCCTTACCTTTTATTGCTTCTCTTATATCCCAAGCTAAATTTCCAGCAACAGATTTATTTCCATTACCTTTACCTAAAAGACCTAGTAGTAATTTAAACATTAACTATCTTCTTCTTTTTTAAAATTAGTTCCCGTATAACCAGCCGATTTATCTCGTGTGTCTATTATAGACTTATTTCTTCTATTAAACTTGTCTATTGTTTGCTGATTTCGCTTCATAAATTCTTTTTGTTTTCTTTTGCTTCCTCTTACGTTATGCTCATAAGTACCTTCTGGATTTCTAAAACCAACAATTGATGCTCCATTAAAAATAAAACCAACCTTATCTTTACCTTCATAACCTTCTTTACTTCTCTCCACATCTTTGTCTACTCTACTATAAAGCTTGCCTTCGCTTTTTTTAGCTAAATCAACATGTTTTTCTTTAGGAAGATATATTCCACCTGAACCTTCGTTGGCGGATTGGTTTACTATTCCAAGATGTTCACCTGTTGTTGGATCTACTGAATATCTACCATCCTTAGATATAGTTGTTTCTCCCTTTATTTCAGGATGAGAAGCACCGTGAAATTTAGGACCCGAAGATATAAATCTACTCTGTTTCGTATGTTTATTGAACCAATTTTTCATTTTTTTTATTTATTATAAGCAGGTTTCTCCCAAGGTAAATTTTCATCACCTTCATTAA